CACGCAAATTAACCCCCGTTTTCAAACTCTTACCAATCTTTCCGGGCAACCCTACCCCATCCCCCTTAATGCGACTGTCCAAGCGATCTGAATCCGCGGCATCAAACCCTTGTCATAACCTTTGGCTTAATGGGAAAACTTGGTGGATCCATTACACCGTCCGTTTGGATGACAATACGGCGAAACGGGTCCGGCAAGATTTGAAGACCGCGGACCTTGAGACGGCGAAGCGGATGCGGGACGAAATCTTTGCCAGATACGAACCGACCCCTTAATGCCAATTTCCCAAACACAATTAGCGGCCCGATGGGAATTGTCCAAGGCCCGCATTTCCCAGCTTGTGGCCCAGGGGATGCCAATGTCATCGGTCGAAGACGCGGAACGGTGGCGGGCCGAAAGGCATATGGAAACGGGCCACGCCCCAGCGTCATTTTTAGACAACCCGGACCCGGCGTTGATTGGCGACGAATCTGGGGGCGGCCTAGCGGATCCCGAACCAGACCCATTGCCTGGCGGCGAAACATTTTCGGACATCATTGAAAGCCAACGGCGGCTTATCCAAATGTCGCGGCGGGAATACATCAAGGCGGTGAAGGGTGGGTCCCCCCAGCAATCGAAGCTTTATGCGTCTTATGACAAGACGGTGAACACTTTGACGAAGCTCAAGGCCGAAGCTGACCGGCTTTCCGTTTTTAGCCGGGAATACATCCGGGCGACGGACGCCGCGGAAGCGATGCGGGAATTCGCCGCGGAAGTCGTGAACCGATTGGATAAGGCGGCGTTAGATCTGGCCGAATCTTGCAACCCCGAAAACCCGGCAAAGGCGGTTAAAGCTTTAACGACCTGGTCGCACAAGGTCCGCAAGGAATTGTCCAAGGATGAATAAGTCCGACTTATTCGCGGTGGGCCGTAAGATCCTACGCCCAGACGATTCGGGGGATATCGTAGAATGGCTTGAAAAGAATGTGGAAGCCATCCCGGATAGCCCGATGCCAGGGCCGTTCCGTTCCGAACGGACGCCTTGGATTGCGGAAGCGTTGCGGATTGCCGCGGACCCAGAAACAAAGCTTTTGACGATATTGGCTTCGATCCAATCGGGGAAGTCGTTGTTTGCCCGGTTGTTCACTTGTCACATTATCGCTAACGCCCCCGGCCCAACGATGGTCCTCCAAGCGAACGACCCGGAAGCCAAAGATTTTGCTATTCGTTATCTTCGGCCAATCTGGAACAATTGCCCCCCGGTAAAAGCTAGGTTTAAAGGGGACGATATGGAACGATCAACGACCGCGGATTTCGACCGAATGACCATTTATTGCCGGGGCATTTGGAACGAATCAAACCTTCAACGCCTTTCGCTTCGTTATGTAATCGCAGACGAATGTTGGCTTGCCCCCCCTTCACACCTGGCCGAAGCGTCGGCCCGCGTGACGGCGTTCGGATGGATGGGGAAACGAATCTTTATGTCGCAAGGCGGTCGGGAAGGACAGGAATTCCACCAGATTGTTGACCAAACAGATCGTCGAAGCTGGAATATGCGGTGCGTCCAATGCAATCATTTGCAACCCTGGAAATGGGATAATGTTAAATTTCCCGAAGATGCGAAGACCGGCGAATCCTGGGATCTTATCAAAGTTTCAAGCGGGACGACTTACGAATGCGAATCGTGCAAGGCCCGTTTGCCAGATACAAACGCCACGCGGAACGAATGCAACGCCAGGGGGATGTTTGTATCAACGGCCCCCGCAAGTCATTCGGGCTACATCGGGCTTCATTGGAATTCGATTGCAACGATGTCCTGGGGGGAATTGGGCGTCCTTTTGCTAAAAGCCAAAGAAGCGTTGGACGAATATGGGGACGAGGAACCGATCCGAATATTTGTCCAAAAGCGGCTTGCGGAAGTTTATAAAGAAAAGGCCGACGAAATCGACGCCGCGGTGGCTACGGGGGAATTCAAATTGGGCCACGGATGGCCGGAAGAAGGGGGCTTTGTCCGGGGGCGACCGACGCCGTTTTCCCAGCTGACGCCGGAAATGCGGGAAGATCCGTCCTTTGTCCGTCTTCGTTTTATGGGATGCGATGTTCAAAAGCGTGGATTTTTTTGGGTTGTCCGTTCCTGGTCCGGGGATGGCCGTTCCCGTCTGTTCGCTTGTGGGTATTGTTTCACTTGGGCCGAAGTCGCGGACGCCCAAAAGAAGAATGATGTCCACCCCGCCAATGTCTTCGTTGATTCCGGGGACCAGCAAGACGAAGTTTTGGCGGCTTGTGCAACGAATGGATGGGTTGCGACCCGCGGCGACCAGCGGAACGACTTCCCTTGGAAGATCCGAACGCCTGGGGGATTAAAAACGGAATTGCGGCCCTATTCCCCGCCGGTGGTCGAATTGATTGGGAACAAGCGGGTCAAACGCTTCTTTTTCTCCAATCTTCGACTTAAAGACACCCTGGCCCTTCTGATCCGACGCGGCAAACATCTTCGGGCCGCCGATGTCCCGGAAGAATACATTGCCCAGATGGTTTCGGAAAAGCGGACGATATCAACAAGCGGACGCCCATTGTGGGAACAGATCGGCGACCGGGCAAATCACTTTTGGGATTGTGAAGTCATTAATCTTCTTCCCGCCCTGGCTTGGAAGCTCACGGGTCGGGCCGAACAGATGGTCGCCGCGGAAGATGCAACGGTCGAAAATAGCACGAATCCCGCATCGTGACATTGACAACGCTCCAGATTCTAGGAATATATCGGGGCGGTCCTATTTATCCGGGCATTGGGTTTTTAGGAATCGCACCCTTTAGGGCTTTAGAAATGAAGACCCTAGGGGGCCTTTTTGACTCCCGCGTAGGTTTATGGCATCTGGTCCGCAACCAACGGGGTGTTTCCTCATTTTTACCCAAGCCCAGCTTGAGTCGATGCGGGATGGTCAATTTTCCATCCTTGAAAACGGAAAAACGATGATCACTTATTCCGATTCCGGGACCACCGTAACGAAGCAAATGGGAATGGACCCCAGGACAATGATGGTAGAGCTACGCTATGCGTTGCAAATCAAGGACAGTCAACAATATGGGTCAATCGACCGCGTCCGGGTTTACAATGGCTTGTGGAATTTCCGCGGCCTTTGATTTCCTTTTATGTCCATCCCGAAAAAGCCAAACCTTAAGAAAGCCGTCCGCAAGGCGGTCCGCGATGTCAAGGCATACGCAAAAGCCAAGGGATTAAAAGCCAAGGCAGACGGTTTCGGGGGCGGCGGGTCCGGCATCTTTAGCCAATTTGAGGGAGCGAAATATTCCAACAAACGCCAATGGGTAAACACGCCTTGGCCCGCGGATCAAAAGCGGACGATGACGGTGTTCGACCGCCAGGAATTGACGCGGAAAATGCGTTGGTTATCGGTCAATATGGGGCTTATCCGCGGCCTCATCGCCGATAATGTGATGTATGCGGTCGGGGACGGTATCAAACCCCAGGCGGCGTCCGGCGATGCCAATTGGGATAAGCTGGCCGAAGCATATTTCAACGATTGGGCAAACAAACCTTGCGACATTACGGGCCGCTATAACTTTTGGGAATGCCAGCAATTGGCTTGCCGCAAGGTCGATGTGGACGGGGAAATCTTTGTCCTTAAGACATTTGGGACCGATGGGAAGACGCCAAAAATCCAGCTTATTGAATCCCACCGCGTTGGAACATCGGCGTCCCTTTTGGGAAGCCCGGTGGACGGCGTTTGGGATGGCGTGATGTTTAACAAGTGGGGGGCCGTTGTTGGCTATCAAGTTATTCGATCCGACGGGACGACCCGTTTAATTGGTTCGAATTCAATGCTTCACATTTACCACCCCGAACAAGTTAGCGGGGCAAGGGCTTACAGTCCCCTTCAACATTCGATTTTGAATTGTATTGATATCCTGGAAGTCATTAGTTTGGAGAAAACCGCAATGAAAGTTGGGTCGGATATCGTCCGCACGATTACCCGCGAAAATCCGCAATTCGACGGATCAACCGCGGATTTTGAAGCGTTCGGAATGCGTCCCCAGGATTACCCAACGGAAGTTTATAACAACCCGGAACA